TCCGCCAGCTCGGCGCCAGCGGCGCAGTAGATGGCGCGCAGGTAGGTGGCCACCAGCTCGCTCTGGCCGTTGATCTGGCCCGCGGGAACATCCGCAAGGCGCTCATGGCCGGAGGCCAGGTGGCGGAACTTGAGGCTGCGCAGGTCGCGGTTGGTCTCGAGCATGGCGCCGACGATGGACATTTCCAGCCGGGCATCGCTGACGCTGGCGTCGATGCGCAGGGCGGCGCGGACGGTTTCGCTGTCGACGTCGGGCCAGAAGCCGTCGTTGGTCAGGGTGATGGCGGGGCTGGTACCGACTGCAACGAAGCCGCTCATGCTCAGGACTCGGAATAGGTCGGCGGTGGCCGGGGCGTCACAACGAGGAAGGAGAGGACCTGTCGATCAGCTCCGGGCCGCCGGGGTTGCCGGGGACGGCTCGGTCAGCTGGCTTGGCCAGCAATTTTTTTCAGCAGGGCTTCGGCCGTTTTCAGGTCCGTTTTCCCGCCGCAGTTGTCGTGCAGCTCGATCGCGCGCCTGAACAGGTCAATGCCTGCCTGCACCTGGTCGGGCTTGCCCGGGTTCTCGACGGTGAGACCTGCGACGGTTGCCCGGGCGGTGGCCAGCACCAGCTTGGCGCGGGCCTGGTCGGGCATGTCTTCGGCGTCGGTAGCCAGGGCGGTGCGGTGCAACAGCTCGAGGTCGAAGGCTTGGTCGGCGCGCATGGCCTTGAGAGCGCCTTCGGCGATCTCTTCGGCGATCAGGCAACCGGTGGTGCGCTCGAAGCGATCGGGCATGACCAGCTTGTGCTGCAACACGTAGCTGGCGATGTCGAGGGCGCCGGCGTAGTCGCCGGTGTCGATGCGCCAGACCATCACGGTGGTGACGACTTCGTCCTGGGCGCCCAAGCCTGCGGAGAGCACGCCCTCGATGTAGGGGGCGTATTCGGGGAGCAGCTGTTCCTTGAGCTTGATCTTGCCTTCGGTGGACTGGATGCCCGACAGGCGCAGCCGATCCTGGGTTAGCTTGGCGAGCTGCTGCTCGTAGGCGTTGAGCCCTTCCATGGTTTGGTCCGGACCAGCTACTGCCGCCGCCGCGAGGGCGGCGGTGACACGCTGGAAGTGGCGGCGGCAGGGGTTGGTCATGGTGGCCGGCCTCAGCTGATTTCGATGTTTTCGGCGAGGCCAGCGCAGCCCAGGTCCTCGAGGACATACGCTTCGTTCACCGATTCGTAGTTCTCGATGCGGTCGCGCTTGGCGTTGTCCGTCACGGTGCGGCGGCGGGTGCCTTCCTGCCAGTAGATCGACAGGTTGTCCAGGCGAGTGACCAGCAGGCCGTTGGCCGGGAAATAGGGCACACGCACTGCCGGCAGATTGCCGATGCGCTTCTGGCTGGTGACGACATCCGCCGCGAGCATCTCGGACGGGTCCTGGTTCTTGTTGATAATCGGGAAGTACTTGTCGGCCAGGATTTTCCGGCCGCAGACCACGACCAGCGCCGGGTCTTCCTGATACCAGGGCTCGAGCAGCTCGCTGACCATGGCGAATACCAGGGCGTCGATGTTCTCGAAATCCTTGCCGCTGCCGATGGCGATTTTGTTGCTGCCGTCGACGACTTCCTTCATCACGCGCGCGGCGTTTTCGTTGCGCATTTTCTGCAGCCAGCCGATGTTCACATCCTGCAGCAACGGGTTGGTGACCGGGTTGGAGGTGGCCGCGCGGCTGGTACCGTTCCAGCCGATCATGATGCGGTTGAGCGCCATCAGCTTGATGATCGCGTCGCGGATGCGGTTCTGGAAGTCGGGGAATTTTGCCCAGGCATCCAGCTTCGCGTACTTCAGATGGGTGTCGAAGTTGGTCTGGGTGCAGACGTAGCCGCGGTCATCGAGGCCGCTCGGGTCGCGGGTTTCGCGGTCCTTGGTGTCGGTGTCGGTGGTGCCGGCAATGGTGCCATTGACGCCGAGGCCGATTTTCTCGCCCATCTGGTCGCTGACGCCGTACATGTTGATCATGCTGAGGAATTCGCTGGATTCCTGGTTGCGGGTTTCCAGGGTCTGAGCCACGGCGGGTGCGGCTGCGAACTTGGTGGTGACGTCGGGCACGCCGTGCAGCTGGGCGAGCTGCTGCAGGTAGGCGTTGAACAGGGCGCGGGTTTCGTTACGCATGAGTTTCTCCGGTGTTCCTTGGCTGGGCTTGGTCCGTGGGGAGGATCAGCAGTCGGTGACGAGGCGGCCGTCACCGCCCGTGGCCGGGGGCCGGGACGAAAACTGCGGCTTGCTTGGGTTGTTCGGTGCGGTGGTCGCCTCCAGCGTCTTCAGCAGATCGGCGAACTGGCGGGCCAACTCTTCGTGCTTGGTCTGCAGGGCGACGCGTGCTTCGCGCTCCGCGCTGAAGGCCTCGCCTTGATCGGACACGTGTTCGGCGACCGCCTCGAGGGCCTCGGTCACCTCGGCGAACGAGGCGGCGTCCTTGCCTTCCTTGTCCTTGCTCTTGCCGAGGGCCTCGAGCACGCGGGCGAACAGGCCGGTGACCTTGTTCGCTTCGTCCTCGATCTCCTCGAATTCCAGCGAGGCTTCGATGGCCTCGGAAAACAGGTTGTCCGGGTTGGATTTGCGGCCCTTGAGCGGGTTGGCGTCCGGGTGCTGGGCGCTGAAGGTAAGCATCTCGGTACCCAGGCTGGCGGGGCTGTCGGTCACGGCGATGCCATCCAGGTAAGCGCGGCCGCTGTCAGCGAACTCGGGCCGGATCTCGATGCTGGTGAAGATCTTCTGGCGCGCCTTGTTCATGGCGACCAGGTCAGGGGTGGGGTCGATCTGGGCGAACAGGGCCAGCTTCTTCACGCCGGCGATTTCGACTTCTTCGGTTTTCAGCGCTACGACGTCGCCGTAGGCGCGGAAGGGGCTGTCCGGCAGGGTGCTGCGGTAGTGCTCGAGCCAGACGCGGGCGGCGTAGGTGTCGGCGCTGTAGGTCTCGGCAGCATCGACCAGCCACTGGCGTTCGATCTGGCGGCCATCGGTGGTGGCGCCTTCAACGGCGACGCGGAAAAACTTGGAGCGAAACTTCTTGGCAGGGGTGTCGGTTTTGCCGGCCATGCGTTGATTCCTCGGTGCTGTGCTGATGGCGTTAGCGTTGAGGGCATGTTCGGCAGGCCGCTGCCGACGGGCAACGAGCCGGCTTTGTAGAGCGCAGAGCTACAGAGCCCCGCGCTACAGGTGTTCGCGCGCGTGACGGCAGCATCGCCGCCATGACCGATACCGTTGAAATCCCGATCCGCGATAGCCGCCGCCAGGCCAAATTTCTGTACTGGATGGGCTGGCGCATCATCGAAATCGCCGAATTCCTGGGCGAGAAGGACCGCACCGTCCACAGCTGGAAGGCGCGCGACGAGTGGGACCGCTCGGACAACGTGGAGCGGATCGGCGGGGCGCTGGAAGCGCGTCTGGTGCAGTTGATCCTCAAGGACGCGAAGACGGGTGGGGACTTCAAGGAAATCGACCTGTTGCACCGCCAGCTGGAGCGGCAGGCACGCATCCAGCGCTTCCAGGGCGGCGGTACGGAGGCGGAACTCAACCCGAAGCTGGATGCGCGCAACGCCGGGCCGAAGAAGAAGCCCAGCCGCAACGAGTTCAGCGAAGAGGAAATCGAGCAACTTACCCAGGCGTTCATCGATGGGTGTTTCGGCTACCAGCTCGACTGGCACCGGGCGGGAAACCAGCGCACCAGGGCGATCCTGAAGAGCCGGCAGATTGGCGCCACGTTTTACTTCGCCCGCGAGGCGCTGCTCGACGCCCTGGTCACCGGGCGCAACCAGATTTTCCTGTCGGCTTCGAAAAACCAGGCCCACATCTTCAAGGCGTACATCCAGGCGTTTGCCCGCGAGGTGTGCGGCGTAGAGCTGACGGGCGACCCGATCGTGCTGGCCAACGGCGCCGAGCTGCACTTCCTGGGCACCAACGCGCGCACCGCCCAGGGCTACCACGGCAATTTCTATTTCGACGAATTCTTCTGGACGTTCAAGTTCAACGAGCTGAACAAAGTCGCCTCGGGCATGGCGATGCAGAAGCAATACCGCCGGACCTACTTTTCGACGCCCTCGAGCATGGCCCATGAGGCCTACACGTTCTGGACCGGGGAGCGCTTCAACAAGGGCAAGCCCGCGGCCCAGCGGATAAGCGTCGACACCTCACATGGCGCGCTGCAGCAGGGGCGGTTGTGCGAGGACAAGATCTGGCGGCAGATCGTGACGATCCTCGACGCCGAGGAGCGCGGCTGCGATCTGTTCGACATCGATGAGCTGCGGCAGGAATACGCGGCTGATGCCTTCCAGAACCTGCTGATGTGCCAGTTCGTCGACGACGGCGCCTCTATCTTCCCGCTCCAGATGCTGCAGCCGTGCATGGTGGACAGCTGGGTGGTGTGGGGAGAGGACTACAAGCCGTTCGCCTCGCGCCCGCTTGGCGATCGCCAGGTGTGGGTGGGCTACGACCCAGCCGAAACCGGCGATACCGCTGGCCTGGTGGTGGTGGCGCCGCCGGCGGTGCCGGGCGGGAAATTCCGC